TTGATGGTGAAATAGGTGTACCACTAACAGGTGTATCAGCTGAATTTGCAACACCAACAATGTCTTACGTTGGAACTTTGGTTGGTTGGGGTAGAGATGCATGGGGAGATAATTCTTGGGGAGAATCTCCAAATCAAGTTATTCCTTTAGTGGGCCAAGATGCAACTGCAAGTGTTGGAGCACCTACATTAGAATTTGCATATGAATTATCGAGTCAAGTAGCAACTACAAGTGTTGGAAGTTTAAGTTTTGTAATTAGTCCAACAATCAGTTTAACTGGACAAGCAGCTACATCTGACGAAGGACTTTTAGGTTTAGCTTTTGGTGTTAGCACTGAACCAGTAACAGGAATAGCTTTAACTTCTAGTTTAGGAACTCCTGGATTAGAGTTTGGTCCAAGTGCCATTACCGGTGTATCGGCAACAACCAGTGTTGGAGAGTTAACTACAGGTGCTATAGAATTATTAGATCTAACTGGAGTATCTGCTACATCAAGTGTAGGAGCAATATCACCTGCTGATGTAGTTGGGTTAACAGGAGTATCTTCAACAACAAGTGTAGGATCTTTCACTATTGTAGATGTAACACAAGGATTAGTATTAGATCAGCTTACATCTAGTGTAGGATTATTAGGAATAGAAGCTTACGCAAATATTGACACAGGGTCAAATACATCGTATACAAGTGTTGCAACAGGATCAAATAGTAGTTATTCTAATGTTGCAACAGGATCAAATAGTAGTTATTCTAATGTTGCAAGTGGATCAAATAGTAGTTATTCTAATGTTGCAAGTGGATCAAATACAAGTTATACTGACGTCGCATAGGAGATAAAATTTATGGCATCAACTTACACGCCTCTAGGTGTAGAACTTCAAGCAACTGGTGAAAACGCTGGTACATGGGGAACTAAAACAAATACAAATTTACAACTTATTGAACAAATAGTTGGTGGTTTTACAACGCAAGCAGTTGCTGATTCTGGAGATACAGCACTATCAGTTTCTGATGGATCAACAGGTGCAACTCTTGCACACAGAGTAATAGAATTTACAGGAACTATTTCAGCTTCTAGAAACGTTACAATACCACTTGATGTTCAAACTTTTTACGTATTGAAAAATTCAACAAGCGGATCACAAAACGTAGTATTTAAATATGTGTCAGGATCGGGAGACAGTATAACTCTTGCTCCAGGTGCAGTTAAAATGGTTTATGCTACAGCAAATGATGGCACTAATCCAGATATCGATGATACAGGATTTATAACTGCATCATCTACAGACACTTTAACAAATAAAACTTTAACAGCTCCAAAAATTGCAGATGGAGGTTTCATTGCGGATGCAAATGGAGCGGAACAAATTATATTTCAAACAACAGGTTCAGCAGTAAATGAACTAGAAGTTACTAATGCTGCTACAGGAAACCCTCCTATTTTAGGTGCAAGTGGAGAAACTAATGTTAGTCTTCATATTAAACCAAAAGGAACTGGAGAAACTATTATTGGAACAGGTGCTGCTGCAGCCACACTTACGTCAAGCGGCGCTCATGATCTTGTTTTAGATACTAATTCTGGAACTAATTCTGGAACAATTACAATAACAGACGGAGCAAATGGTAATATTAACATAGCTCCAAACGGAACGGGACAAGCTCAAGTAGGCGGAAATAAAATTGCCACTGCTGGATTAGCTGTTGCTTTTTCATTAATTTTTGGGTAAATAAGGATAGGAGAATATAAAATATGTCAGCACCAAACTTAGTCAATGTTTCAACAATAACAGCTAAATCTGTTCAAGCTAATTTAGGCACAACTTTAACAACTGAAATTTTAGCAAACGCTGGTTCTTCAGGAAAAGTTTTTAAAGTAAATAACATTATCGTAGCAAATATAGATGGTACAAACGCTGTTGATATATCTGTAGCTATTACAAAATCAGGTGGTTCACCGATTATGATAGCAAGCACAATATCATGTCCTGCAGACGCAACTTTAGTAGTCGTAGATAAAAATACTGCATTGTATTTAGAAGAAGGCGACAATATTGAAGCTGGAGCAGGTGCAGCCTCAGATGCAACTATCACTATAAACTACGAGGAATTAAGTTAAGGAGGGTCATAGTTTATGGCGCACTTTGCTGAATGTAGGGTTGATAATAACGAAGTAATTAGAGTTATTGTTGTATCAGATCAAGACGTTGCCAATAACGGTGGTAACAATTCAACTGAATCAGAACAATGGGTAAAAGATAACATCCCACAAGGTGTTAGATTAAAAGAACATTACGAATCACAAGGTTTAAGTTATCCAGACACTTATTGGAAACAAACTTATAAATATGGCCCTGAAAGAGGTATGTATGCTGGACCTAATTCTCTATGGAATTCTACTCACAACATTTTTACAGATAAACAATCATACCCAAGTTGGATTTTAAATACTACATCAGGACTACATGAACCTCCTGTTGCAGCTCCATCTGTAGATATACAAAATTATAGATTAACTGACGATTTAGATGACAATGGAGATAGAATTGGAATTTTTGACTTTTATCCAATAGAATGGAATGAAAGTTTAACAACTTGGATTTGTAAAAAAAATCCACTTTCTGAAAATAAAATGAGAAGATGGGACGCATCAAGTTCTTCTTTTCTTGCAGAGGAAGATATAGTATAAGGAGATTATTATGGCAAATGGCGGAATTATAGGACCAATCAATGATCCAACAGTAGGAGATGTAATAACACCTTTTTCATCACCTGGAACTTTTGTAGCTAAGAAAACACAAAACGTAGGTTTATTAGTTGTAGCTGGAGGCGGCGGTGGAGGTCACAGAACTCAATCAAACGGAAGCGCTGGAGGCGGCGGAGGTGTTAGATTACTTCCAGCTCATCCAGTAACTGCAGGACAACCTGTGTCTGTTACAATTGGAGCAGGAGGAACAGGATTAAATTTAAATGGACAGCCTTATTTAACTGCTCAAGGAGGTGACAGCTCTTTCGGACCTATCAGTGCTACTGGAGGTGGCTCTGGTATGGGAAATGGTTTAGGTGGTCAACCTAATTTTCCTAATACAAATGTTTTAGATGGTGGATCTGGTGGAGGTTCTGCTACTTCTCCAGAAAATCCTTACGTAGGAAATGGAAACGCTGGAGGTTATTCACCACCAGAAGGAAACAATGGTGGAAACACTAACTCTACTAATATACCTGGCGGCGGTGGTGGAGCTGGCAGTGCAGGTGGTACAGGGACGGGATCTGGCGCTGGAGGTGGCGGTGGTAACGTAGATGCTACACCAGTATTTGGAAACGCCCCTCAACCTTATTATTGGGGTCCAAATGGAAGATATGGCGGCGGCGGCGGAGGCGGCTGTAGACCTGATAATGGAAATGCTGGAAGCGGTAATGCCGCTGGAGGCGGCGGAGACGGTGGTTCAGGAAACCCTAGTGGACCTGGTCAACCAGGTACAGACGGTTCAGGCGGCGGCGGTGGTGGCGCTGGAGAACAAGGAGCAATAGGTGCTGCAGCTGGAGACGGTGGAGACGGAACTATTATTGTTAGAGAAGTTAGTGTTGTTACAGCAGCTTCAGGAGTTTGGAGCATGCAAGACGTGTTTGCAAATCAAAAAAACGATACTTGGACTAACTAGACTTTTCTTTTTATTAATATATAAAACTCTATAGAATGAACGTAGAGAATAGTTACTGGTATTTTAGGGATGTTATTCCAAAAAATATTTGTGACGATATAATTAAATTTGGACTTCAACAAAATAAACAAAAAGCCATTGTCGGCGATGAAAAACTTAATCCTAAAATTAGAAAATCTAACGTAGCTTGGTTAGATGAAAAATGGATTTATAATGAAATCCATCCTTATATTTTAAAAGCAAATGAAAACGCTAAATGGAACTACGATTTAAATCGTAGTGAACATTGTCAGTTTACTATTTACGATCCAGGGCAATATTATGATTGGCACGTGGATGCTTGGGTTCGACCTTATTTACCGCAAAATCAAAAGACTGAAAATAATGAAAAAAACGCACCATTTGATGATGTAATAGGTCTAATAAGAAAAGTTTCTGTTACTGTCTGTTTAAATGATTACACAGAGTATCAAGGAGGAGAACTAGAAATAGCTATGGACGGCCCTCCACATTTACCTAAAAAAATTCACGATTTAAGAAACATAGCTTCTAAAGGAACTGTAATTGTGTTTCCTTCTTTTGTCTGGCATAGAGTAAAATCCGTGACTTCAGGCACAAGATATAGTTTGGTAATTTGGACAGATGGAAAGCCATATAGATAATGAATTACGAAATAAAAGATAATTTTTTACCTAAAGAAAATTTAGATATATTAAAAAAAGAAATATTTAGTAATTATTTTCCGTGGTATTTTCAAGATGAAGTCAACATACATCATAAAAATCATGAAGAAGATTTAAGTTATTATATGACACATAGTGTGTTTAATGATAACGTTGCAAGTCAGTATTGGAATTTATTTATAAAAAATTTATTATCTTTTATACCATCTACTGAGATCATAAGAATTAAAGTAAATTTATATCCCAAAACAGAAAAAATAATTAAAAATAAAATGCACGTAGATTATTCCTACGAACACAAAGCAGCTTTGTTTTCTTTGAATACATGCGATGGTTTTACTTCATTTGAAAACAAACAAATTAATTCTGTAGAAAACAGGATTTTATTTTTTGAAGGACATAAGGAACACGCTAGTTCAACTTGTACAAACGCTAAAGCAAGATTTAATATAAATATAAACTACAAATAATGGAAACTTTTATAAGATCATACAATTTAAAAAATATAGGTTTATGTGATAAATTTATAGAGTATCATAAAAATAACTTTGAGTACAAAGGTGAGGGATATACGTATTCGGGGTTAGATAAAAAAATTAAAAATTCAATAGATGTTACTTTTTTTAATAGTAATCAAAACCTTTTTATACAAGAATATTTTAAAGAAATATCTAATTTTATTTCTGAGTATTTAAATTATTTTGGAATATCAGGATATTTAAGAACTAATGAAGCAGGAACCAATATTCAATATTATCCTGCTAAAGAAGGTGGTTTTTTTAAATATCATTATGAAAGAGGGTCTTTGCAAGATATCACTAGGCAAGTTGTTTTCATGACATATTTAAATGATATAGAAGAGGGAGGAGAAACAGAATTTCTTTTTCAAAAAGTTAAATTAAAACCAAAAAAAGGTTTGACTGTCTTATGGCCCTCTGATTTTACTCATACCCACAGGGGACTACCTTGTAATTTTGAAAAATGGATTGTAACAGGTTGGTTCTGTCATCACAACCAACCATTAAAAAATGATTAATTTTACTTTCTCATACATTAATAAAAAAGTTAATAATAATATTAAAAACTTTATATATAAAGAAAAAGATAAATGGACAAAAAAATTAAATTCAGTAGAAGCAAGAACTTCAGGATTTAATCCAAGCTATCGTTTTTTTAAAGTATTAGAAAGAGACATCTGTGAAAACTTGTTTAGAATTACTAATAAAAGATGGGCGATGAAATGTCATTGGATAAACTTTTATGAAAAAGGAGACCATGCAAAAATGCATGATCATAGAAAAGATGCCATAAGTTCTGTATTAATAATTAAAGCTTCTAAATATAATCCCTTGATTTTTTATGATTTAAATAATAAATTGATTTCAATACCTGAAAGAGATGGAATGTTAGTGCTATTTAATTCACAAACACCTCATAGTGTTATGAAATGTAAAGAAGAAAGAATAACAATAGCCATGGATTTTAAAGAAGTATGAACGTAGAAGATTTAAATTTATTTGCTGAACCCATATTAAAATATAAGTTTAATCTAAACTGTGACGAAATATTAGATGTTTTAAAAAACTTAACATACGTTCCTATTGAAGGTAAAGATTGTCTAAGAAGTTCTGACTGTAAATCACTATTAGATAAACTACCTGATTTAAAAAAAAATGTTATACAAGCTTGTGATGATTGGTTAAATGATAAGATGAAATTAAATGTAGAATTTGAAATTATTGAAGCTTGGGCTACTAAAACTAAAACAGGAGGATATTCATCAATGCATAAACATTCTCACTGTATTTTAAGTGGTGTTTTTTATTTAAAAAATAACAATCAAATAAAAATACACAAACCATATACAAGTGATTTTTGGAATATAGAACCTACAGAATACAATAAATATAACTCTTTGTCTTATTATGTTCAAAGTAACAAAAATGAAATGATCTTGTTTCCTAATTATTTGTTTCATCAAATAGATAAATATCATGGGCAAGAAGATAGATATTCAATAGCTTTTAATGTTTTACCTAAAGGAGATTTAGGGAATCCAACATCAAGGATAACGTTATGACACATTTTACTATGTTTTCTACACCTGTTTTTATAGAAGATGTTATAGATACAGACTCTGAAAAAGAAGCTTTAATAAAACTAGCTTATGAAATTAAATTAAAAGAACCTTCACAACAAAAAACAAATGTTGGAGGGTATCAAACTAGCACAATACAAAACTCTAAAGAGTTTCAAAAATTAATAAGTAAGTTACAATCAATCATTAATAAAAATTTAGATGCTTATGCATTTGATCATAAACTAGAAATCAAAGTTAAAAATGCTTGGATAAATATAAATAATAAAGATGATTTTAATAGACCACATGTTCACCCTAGTTCAGAGTTTGCATGTATTTTTTATTTAAAGATTCCAGAAAATTCTGGTAATGTTGTTTTCATAAAAGACTCTATGTATAGAATGGATGGCATATGTGATTTACCTGCTAAAGAATCTAATATATTAAATTGTGTAAGTTTTTTTATAAAACCAGAAGAGAATAGATTTGTAATGTTTCCTTCATATGTTGAGCATCTTGTAGAAGAAAACAAATCAACAGAGGACAGAATTAGTTTATCATTTAACTTGTCTGTAACGCCAAAACAATGACTTTTAAAATAAACAATTATTCTATTATAAAAAATGCAGTTAGTTCAGAAATAGCTGACTTTGCCTACAAGTATCTGTTATTAAAAAGACAAGTTTGTAAAACTTTGTTGGACGCAACTTATATATCTCCTTTTAACAAATACTTTGGAGAATGGGAGGATTCTCAGGTTCCTAATACTTATTCTATATATGGCGATGTTGCGATGGAAACATTGCTTATGAAAGTAAAACCTTTAATGGAAAAAGAAACAGGCTTAAATTTAATTCCTACTTATGCTTATGCTAGAGTATACAAAAGAGGAGATGTTTTAAAAAAACATATAGACAGACCTAGTTGTAAAATATCTACTACAATGAATTTAGGAGGTGAAAAATGGCCTATATATTTAAAAACAGACAAAGTTGTTAAAATAAAATTATCTCCTGGAGATATGTTGATATATTCTGGATGTGAGTTAGAGCACTGGCGAGAACCGTTTGAAGGTGAAAATTGTGGTCAAGTTTTCTTACATTATAACGATATAGATACACAAGGAACTGAAAATAGATTTGATAAGAGGCTTCACCTTGGTCTTCCTTTTGATGTTAAATAATGTTATAGTTAGCCGCTATGTTACAAAAAATAGGATTTCAGCCAGGTATCAATAAACAAATATCAGAAACTACTGCAGAAGGTCAGTGGGTAGATTGTGATAATGTTAGATTTAGATATGGTACACCTGAAAAAATAGGTGGTTGGAATCAATTAGGTAATACAAATCAAAATGAATTAACAGGTGCTGGAAGAGGTTTACATCATTTTATAAATAGTCTATCTAGAAAGTACGCAATTATAGGAACAAATAGAATTTTATATGCGTTCTCTGGTGGTGTATTTTATGACATACACCCGATCCAATCAACAACAACTCTTACAAGTGCATTCAGCACGACCAATGGATCACCAACTGTAACAATAACATACCCCTCTGCTCACAATTTAGTTCCAGGTGATATATTATTAATGGATAATTTTACCGCTATAACTAATTCTAATTTTAGTGCTTCTGATTTTGATGACAAAAAATTTATGGTTGTAACTACACCAACAAATACAACAATAACAATCACAATGCCTTCTAATGAATCTGGGTCTGGTGCAACAACATCTGGAGGTATAAGAATACAAAAATACTATACCGTTGGACCAGCTGTTCAAGCAAAAGGTTTTGGATAGGGATTAGGTTCTTGGGGTGGTGAAGATGCAGGAGCTAACACAACCACATTAAATGGCGCCATTAATTCAGCTGTTACAACTCTTACATTAGCTGACGCGTCACAGTTCCCAAGTTCTGGGACTAATTTTATTATAATAGATAGTGAAGAAATATCTTACACAGGTGTTAGTGGAAACACACTTACAGGTCTAACAAGAGGTGTAGCAGGAACAACTGCCGCTTCTCACAGTGATGGTGCAACAGTTACGAACTCAACAGACTATGTTGCATGGGGTGAAGCCGCATCAGGAGACTTGGTCCTTGAACCAGGAATGTGGTCATTAGATAATTTTGGTGATAAAGCAATATGTCTAATTCATGATGGTGCTTGTTTTGAATGGGACTCTTCATTAACAAATGCAACAGCTACAAGATCAACAATTATATCTGGTGCACCCACTGCATCAAGACACATGATTGTATCTACGCCAGATAGACACTTAGTATTTTTTGGAACTGAAACAACTATTGGAGATACGTCTACACAAGATGATATGTTTATTAGATTCTCTGATCAAGAGGATATAAATACATATGTACCTACAGCAACCAATACAGCTGGTACACAAAGACTGGCTGATGGATCACAGATCAGAGGAGCAATTAGAGGTCGTGATGCAATTTATGTTTGGACCGATACGGCATTATTTACACAACGTTTTGTTGGACAACCTTTTACATTTGCATTCTCCCAAGTTGGAACTAACTGTGGACTTGCTGGTCAAAATGCATGTGTTGAAGTTGATGGTGCTGCGTATTGGATGTCAGAAAATGGTTTTTTTAGATATGCAGGTAGATTAGAATCATTACCATGTTTGGTAGAAGATCACGTATACGATGATATAAATATTGATTCTGGTAATCAAATGATATCTGCAGGATTAAATAATTTATTTGGTGAAGTTACATGGTTTTATCCATCTTCAACTTCTTCTGTAGTAAATAAAATGGTTGCATATAATTATTTTGATTCATCTCCACAAAGACCTGTATGGACTGTGGGAACTTTAGCTAGAACAATGTGGAAAGACTCTGCTGTATTTGGTTTACCGCATGCATTATCTTATGATGCGGATACAGATACTTCTTTTGATGTTATAGGAAATACTGAAGGTAGAACAGCATACTATGAACACGAAACAGGAGTAGATCAAAATAGAAATGGAACTATAACTGCAATAACAGCTAACATTACTTCTGGAGACTATGATATTACACAATCAAGATCGTCTACCGGTCAACAAACAGGTGTTGCAACATTTAGAGGAGATGGTGAATTTATTATGAAGATAAGAAGATTTATACCTGACTTCTTATCTCAAACAGGTAATGCTCAAGTTACTTTACAATTAAGAAATTATCCAAACGACACATCTACAAGTTCTTCTCTTGGACCATTTAACGTAACTACATCTACACAAAAAATAGATACTCGTGCTAGAGCAAGGGCTGTCGCATTAAAAATAGAAAATACATCAACTAGTCAAGATTGGAAATTGGGCACTTTTAGATTAGATGTACAACCAGATGGAAGAAGATAATGGCAAAAATAGCACAAGTTATAACTAGACCTTCTCAAGAATATGATTATACAGTAGCAGAAGCGCAGACTAGAGATTTAGATGCGATTGTGCAAAAATTAAATACAACATATCAAGAAGAATTAAAAGAGGAGGTAGAAGCGTTTAACTTCTTTGTAAATTAATGTCAAATAGTTTTATAAATAAAAAAGTAGACTTAACTACAACAGATTTAACAACACTATATACAGTTCCTAATTTTAAATCTTCTGTTGTAAAATCTTTGTTAGTATCCGAGGACGCTGGATCAGGGACCACAATTACTATAACATTAGTTAATTCTAGTGGTACAATATTTAATTTATTTAAGGACAAAGCTATAGGGTCTAAAGCAACTACTGAACTCTTAACTCAACCTCTTGTCATGGAAGAGGCTGAAGTATTAAAAGTACAAGCTGCTGACGCGAATGAGCTACACGTCATAGCCTCTATATTAGAAATACAGCCAAGAGAGGTAACAACATAATGCAAGTATTAAAACCAGCAAAAGTAGAAACAACGTATAGACACAAGGAAACTGGAGAGCTTTTTAAGGAAAGAAAAGACTGGGAAGCTAAAGGTTATAAGGCAGAAGACATGGCTCAAGATGTAAATGTAGTGATGCCAAGTCTTGATTTATTCAGTAAAACAAAATAAAATGGTACAATGGCGATAACTAGAGCACAAATAGCAAGAGAATTATATATCAAGGGTGGAGTTGTAAACCCTGATGGTAGACGTGGTTTTGGTGGCGGTGCTGATATGGGAACAGTATCAACTTATGATTCATCTACAGGCAAAGGTCGTAAAGCTGGTCCAGGAACAGGTGGTTATCAAGGTGGACCTAAAGGTGGTTATGGAGATGCTGGTAGTGATGATAAACCAAGTAAAGAAGTTAGAGATGATAAAAAAGAAGATTACGAAAAACAATTTTTTGATAAAGGTAAAGTACCACCATTAGGTGGCAGACCAACAGATTTTAAAACTAAATTAGATCAACGTAATAAACAAAAAAGATTAGATTATGTAAGAGATTTAATAGAAACTAGAAAAGATAAAATAAGAAAAGGATTAATACAATATCAAGATAAATTAGGACCAATAACAGGTGTTGCAGATTTTAGCACATTACAAGATTACATTGATGAAGTACAAAGTGTTAAAGATTTAGTTAATAAAGGTTTTTATAGTAAAGATGGAAGATTTGCAGATGGAGATATACCTGATTTTCAAACAACAAACATTCCGGGATTAGCTGGTCTTGTTTTAGATAAATTTAAGGGACCTGTAACTTCAGATAGATTAAACGAATTAATGGGAGAGATAGATACATTAAAAGGTTTACAAACAACAAAAGGTTTGGAAAGTGATGATGCAAAATTTAATACTTTAATGGAAACTTACGAACCTAATAGGTTTAAATTAATGAACCCTGAACCAGGTGGTGGAGATAATAATCAAACTTATGTACCACCAATTATACCAGAAGATGATACTACTGAAGAAGATCCAA